CGCTTTCCTCTATCTGAACGGAACCGTTCGGGTTCGGCCGTAACTGGCCAGGATCAACCCAGGCTTGAAAGTCCTGCTCATGATGCGGCTGGATCGTTCGGGGCCGAGGTGGGGGTGTGGGCGAAAGCGCATTTGGATATTGATTTGATGCCTTGGCAGTTGCATTGTTTGAATGGTCAGTTGGCTCACGATGATCAAGGTGACTTGCTCAACAGGGTTTCGCTTACTAGCACGGCGCGCCAGGCTGGAAAGTCAACCGCGTTAGCAGCGCTTGTTGGTTGGTGGCTTACAGAGATGCCCAAAATACGGGGCAAAAAACAAATGGTGTTAACTACTGCAAACCGCTTGGATTTGGCGGTGACTTTGTTTGATTTATTGGGCGATGTGCTGGAAGTCAAATTTGGGGCAAAACTTACAAAGGCTTACGGCCGAAACGCGGTTCAAATGCCTGACGGTTCGCGCTGGATTGTGCGTGCCGCCAAACCCAATGTTGGCCACGGAACTTCAAACGATCTGATTGTGGCCGATGAGATTTGGGATATTTCCGAGGAAGCCATTGACGGTGGTTTAATCCCATCTCAGCGCGCCAGGCGTTCCCCGTTGCTTTCTATGTGGTCTACTGCTGGCACAGAGTCCAGCACTGTGATGAAAAGATGGCGTGAACAGGGATTGCGCGCAATTGACACAAACAAACCTTCCACTTTTTATTTGGCTGAATGGTCACCTGATCCAAGTTTGGATGTGAATTTGGAAAGCACTTGGGCTTGGGGAAACCCTGCCTTGGGGTACACCCTCACAATGGACACTTTGCGCAGTGAATCTTTGAACCCAAACCGCGCCCAATTCTTGCGTGCGTCATGCAATCTTTGGGTGGCATCAGATCAAGGTTGGATTCCGCCAGGCATGTGGCCGCAATTGGAACACAAAGAACCTTTCCCTGACGGCGGCTATTTAGGGATAGAAGTTTCACTAGATGATTCACGATATTTTGGCGTGCGGTCAGTCCAGCTAGTAGATCGCCGTGTTGCCGTCACTGTCGCTTTTGTGTGTGATACCTATTCGGCAATGCTGGAAGAAGTAACAAAACTTGCGGCAACAAATGTCAAATTCTTGATCAGTCCAAGCATTGAAATTCATTGGCCTACCCAATATGACCAACGAACCGAAGTTGTTGGTTACGGCGAAATAGTCCGTTACACCGCTGGCGTTAAAAACATGATCTTTGAAGGAATGCTTGTTCACGATGGTTCAAAGCAATTAAGCGAACATGTGCAACGCGCGGTTGCTGTAAAGGCGGAATCTTCTATCGCGCTTTCGTCAGCGCGAAGCCCTGGGGAAATATCTTTGGCGCGGTGCATGGTTTGGACTGCCGCACATGCCAGCCGACCCACTGTCGTTGGAAAGCCCATCATTGCGTTTTCAAATCGCTAATGTTCAGGGTGGCGTTGGGTTGTTGCTGACCTTTTGTCGGGATCGGATAGTTTGCAACCCAATGCCACCAAAAAAAGAAAGATTGTGACACACTGAATCATGGCCATTTTCAAAACAAAGGTGACGAAAGCCGCCATTTCACCACAGGATCAACCGTCTATTTCGGCGGCCGCTGGCGGTACTTTCCAGGGCAACGGATCAGGCGAACAGTCAATTGGCGAATACTATTCGTACATTCAAGGCGATATGCGCAACCGCGCAATGCGTGTTCCAACAATCAACCGCGCGCGCGACTTGATCGCATCAGTGGTTGGCAATACGCCAATGAAAATGTATCGCAAACGCTGGGATGAAGTAGAAGGCGAAATGATGGAAGAACCATTGGCGCCGCGTTCTTGGATTGCACAACCTGATCCGCAATTAACCTATGCAACTTTTTGGTCATGGGTTTTTGATGATTTATTCTTTTTTGGTAGAGCCTTTTTATGGTGCAGTAGCAGGACGGAAGACGGAATGCCAGCGTCATTTACGCGCCTACCTGCCGCAATGGTCAATACTCTTGACATGTCAGGCCCAGTGTTTGCTTTCGGTAAGTCAAATCAGATTTACTTCCAGGGCGCACAAATCCCAACCGAAGATGTTGTTCAAATCATTGGTGCAAACCAAGGCATCATTTTTCAATCACCGCAAGTTATTGCAACATCAATCGCCCTAGAAGATGCGCGCTTGCGCAATTCCAGTTCGGCATTGCCCGCGGGCGTTTTGCGCCAAACCTCGGGTGAACCCCTATCAGGCCAAGAACTTTCAGAATTGGCACAGGCTTTTGAGCAGGCGCGCCGCTCAAATCAGATTGCGGCCATCAACCAATTTGTTGAATGGCAACCAACAGATGTTGACGCTTCAAAAATGTTGCTTTCCGAAGCCGCAGAATTTCAGTCAAAAGAAGCGGCGCGAATGTGCAATATCCCGTTTTTTCTTAACGGAAACAGCGTTGGTTCATACAGTTATCAAAGCAACCAAGGCGCGCGTCAAGATTTATATGTTTTTGCCGCCCGTTCTTACATGTCAGTAATTGAACAAACAATGTCAATGAATTCGGTTCTTCCGCGCGGAACTTGTGTCAAATTTGATGTTGACGAATACTTAGCAGAAATTGTTGAAGGCGCAGAGGATATGTCCGACTACGAAGATGAAATGCCAACAACAAACCCAACAATGGAGTAGAACATAGTTATGTTGAAATTTATATCTACAGATTTAACCCTAGATGCATCAGCCGTTGAAGGCGTAGCATCACGCTCAATTTCAGGTGTTGCAGTTCCTTACGGAATTTCCGCAACCGTCAGCGATGGAACAAAAGTCATTTTTGAAGAAGGCAGTTTGCCAACCGATGGCAAAGCCCCAAAGCTTTATTTGAACCACGATTCTGAACAGGCTGTTGGCATCGTCACAGAGCGCGTTAACACACCCGAAGGAATGATGTTTTCGGCCCGTTTAAGCAAAACTGCACGCGCAGAAGAAGCCTTGCAATTAAGCCTTGATTCTGTTATTGATTCCGTTTCGGTTGGTGTAAACCCAACCAAATTTAAGATGCAAAAGGATGGCACAATGCTTGTGCAAGCCGCAGATTGGATTGAACTTTCACTTGTCACGGGGCGCCCTGCATTCGCTGGGGCAGTCATTACCGATGTGGCGGCGAGTGAACCCGAGAGCATCCCACACGAAGAAGTTTCAGAAGATATTATTCAAGAAGAAGTTTCACCACAGGAGAACACAACCATGAACGAAGCAACCCCAGTAGAAGCCACAATCCCAACATCACCTGTTGTTTTTGCGGAACCAAAACGCGAATTTAAAATGCCATCGGCAGGCGAATACCTTGCCGCAATGCACATTGGCGGAGATACATATCGCAAAGTCAACGCCGCTTTCCATGATGCGGCGCGCCGTAATCAGTCAGCAATTGAAGCCGTGTCGCAAGACCTCACATCTGACACGCCAGGTTTGCTTCCTGTTCCAGTTCTTGGCCCATTGTTTCAAAACGTCAACCTACAATATCGTCCAGTAGTTAACGCTTTTGGAACACGCGCAATGCCACAGGGTTCAGGAATTTCTTTTACTCGCCCAAGCATTACAACCCCTACTTCATCGGGTGTTCAAAGCACACAGGGAACAGCAGTAAGTTCACAGACAATGGTTCTTGCCGCAAATACCGTCAGCCGTCAGACCGTAGCAGGATCAATTCAGATTGCACAACAAACAATGGACTTCACTGATCCAGCCGCGATGAACATTATTTTGAATGATCTTGCAGGTCAGTACTTGAAGCAAACCGACAACATCGCAGCCGATTACTTGGTTGCACAGAAGCAGGCTTCAGGTTTCACTTGGACTGTTACCGCTGGCGATGCAACATCATTGATGAATGCAATTTACGGTTGCGCAGAAAACATTTCAACTACAACAAACTTGTTTCCAACCCACATGGTTGTTTCACCAAACGTATGGGCAAAACTTGGAGCACAATTGGATGACAGCAAGCGCCCATTGTTCCCAGCAATTGGAGCACCTGGCCTTATGGGTCAGAACACCCTTGGCGCTGGCAATGCAACTTCATGGTCAGGAATGAACCCACTCGGTTTGGAACTTGTTGTTGACGGAAACCTTGCATCAAACACCATGCTGATTGTTCACGGCCCTGCAATAGAGCTGTATGAAGCCCAACAGGGCATGCGTAGCGTGGACGTTCCTGATCTTTTGGCTAGGACGTTTTCGTACTACGGATATTTTGCAACCTTTGCACAGGACGCACAAAACCCAACAGCAGTTGCAGGAAGCCAGTTCATTCAAGCAGTTACAATCGCTTAGTAGAAAGGCGGCTTTACCGCCATGGCTACTTACAACATCACAAGCAAACTGCTAATTGATAACTACGCCGTACTACAAACATTAGAAAATAATGAAATTGCGGTAGGGCAATCAATAACAGTTGCAAGTTTAGGTTCTCCCTTCAACGGTACTTTTACGGTGCTGGATTTGCCCGAGCATGAATTCATTGGCATTGATGCCCAAACTGGGTTTCCAATGTTCAATGAATTTGTGCAAAGGCAGAATCAAGTTTTGTTTGCTTGTACTGGCGCGGATGTTCTCTACACATTTACCACTGTTGGAACAATTACTTACGCGCCAGTTTGCACCTGGATCACCGCTAATGACATTGCAGATTGGTTGTATTTATCCACGGCAACCGCGGCAGATCAAACTTTCTTAACGATTTGTGCGGCCGCCAGCAATCAGTTTGCATTTAGGCGCAGACAGGAAAGCGGCTATTTTGACGCATTGGGAACAGTGCCATCACAAGATGTCAAACTTGGAACTGTGATGTACGGCGGCGCGCTTTACCGCCAGCGCGGTTCTGTAGATACTTTTGCATCATTTAACGAAATGGGAAGCGCCCCACCAATGGCATTGTCGGCCATCGTGCAACAGTTACTAGGCATCTCGCGCCCTCAGGTTGCTTAAATGCCAACCGCCTACACAGACTTACTTAACAAAGCCTTAGACGATCTTGCAACGACGCTGAACACAATCACGCCAGCCATTCCAATTGTGACCGATCCAAGAAACATCCAGGCGGCTTGCGCATTCATAAACGCCCCCACCTTTACCACACCGTTGATGAAAAACAAGCGCATTCAATTGACATTTCCCATCCAGCTAATAGTTCCAGGGCCGTTCAATCTTGATGCACAAAGAAAACTTTTAAACATGACCGCCCAATTATTGGGTGCAAATGTCGCAATCACAGAAGGCCGCCCGACCTCTATAGAGATAGGTGGCGCGCTGTACCCCTGCTATGAAGTTATTGTAAATATGGAGGCAAGTTCATTATGAAACTAAGAATCCTGTCAAACAAAGTTGGAACTGTTGGCGCATATTTTGAGCCAACCCCTGGGATCAATGTTCAGGCATTGATTGATGGCGGCTTTATTGCTGAAGAATCCGAATCCACCGAAACACCAAAAAAATCATCTACTATCAAGAAAACAACTAAGGAGTAACAACATGGCCACAAGTACTTATCTTTCAAATTTATCAGCGCTTACCGTGAATGCGGTTTCGTTGGTGGATCAATGCACAGGCATTGTGTTCACGCAACTTAGGGAGAGTCTGGATAAAACTACGCTGGCGGATACAGGCCGCACATTCACGGGCGGTTTGTACAACAACGAATGCACAATGACACTTTTCCAATCGTATGCCGCAAGTGAGACTTACCAAACTTTGGCATCAATCGTTGGCACACAAACAACAGTTGTTGCAACTGTCATTGAAGGCGCTGTGACGAAGGTATTTACTTTGGCAAATTGTTACCTGGAGTCAATGCCAGTTATTAATGGCGCGCTTGGTGAGTTGTCAACCGTAGATTTGACTTTCACGGGTGGAGCGCTAAGCGTAAGTTGATCACGGCCATCACTTGGCCCGACACAAGGAGAACCTAAGTGAAACTAAAATTAAAAATAACGCCATCGCCAGGTGATGAACCTGTCACAATCACAACCAATTTGTTGTGCATTGCTGAATGGGAAAAGGCAGAAAATCGCAAAGTTTCAGACGGCCGAGGAATCGGAATCATGGACATGGTTTTTTGGGCGCATTTTATGTTGAAGCGATCAAACTACAAAATGGAAGCAACACCAAAATTGTGGCTTGAAGCAAATCCTGATATGGAAATTGAAACGGTGGACATGACAAACCCAAACCTTACGGGCGGGGAACTTACCGAAAACAACTAGCGGAATTGCTGGTTTCAGTAGGGTGGTGGCCACCGCACATAGAGTTTGACACACGCGATCTTTCCACAGTCATTAGCGTGCTTAATGAGCAAGGGAAAGAAAGGCGGCAAAGATGACCACAGCATCTATCAAGGTTTATGGCGTAAAGGCCGCCCTAAAAGAACTGAACAAACTGAATCCTAAATTGCGCCGCGAATACACCAAGCGTTACAAAGATATTGTGAAGCCAGTGATCCAGCAAGCCAAAGTTGCTTTTCCTAAGAGCGCCCCACTTTCAGGTATGGCAAGGCCGCACACACGCTTAGGCGGTTGGGATGGCGGTTTAGTTGCCAAGGGTGTTGTTGCAAAGATTGACACACGCAAAGGCAAAAGCGATGATGTGGGCGCGTTTTTTATTGTGCAAAAAACAGGTTGGGGATCAATCTATGACATGGCAGGGCGGACAAATAAAGAATCAACATTTGTTCAAAACCTAATTAATAGTGGTGCAGGCAACGCATCGCGCGTTATGTGGCCAGCCTACGAAGGCAATGCCAGGCTAATTCAATTGGCTGTGCTTGACTTGGTAAACGATGTAATGGAAGACACGAACAGAAAATTGATAACTGATGGCAATTAGAATCCCAATAATTTCGGAATTTAACCCGAAAGGAATCGCCGCGGCCAAGGCAGAATTTGCGACCCTAGAAGGCGCAGGCTCCAAAAGCATGTTCCTAT